TAATAAAATCTGTGCATAGTGTCATCATGCAGAGATCGGCTAAGTTATCGCCGCCCTCAGAGATGAGGAACCTGTCATCAGTAAATACAGTCCCACACCATTGAGGATCATCAGAAAAAACAATAACGTTACGAGAAGGATCAAATCTCGATAGTGCTTCATCGTAATATTCCTTAGGACAAGGTGGATGATTATCAGAGTTTACAAGATAATCTCCACGACGAACATGCAAAGCAATAGGTGCTTCTACGCTATCAATAAGTTCTTTACAAGGACCGTAAATATCGTTCTTAAATTGAAAATCTTCACGTACTTCTTTTTCAATATGAGAAAAATATTTTGTAGTTTGAAGATATCCGTATACATTATGCCCATCAGGCATGTTGTTAAATAGGTTCTCATCAAATTTAAATGATGTTTCCTGAACATAAGGTCCAGGAACAACTGCGATATTTGTAAGACCTGTTAGTTTGAATGCTTCAAACAATTGATGATCCGTCCAGGGATCTTTAAAATCGCTTGGAGGAATTGCAAAATCATACCCTCGATGGGCAGCAATTCCACGAAGTCCTGCATACTGAAACATCTGGTTTCCCAGACGACCATGACGACCTAGATGATTAAATCCAATCATTTATACTTTTCCTTCAAATACTCAATTTCAGATGGTAAAAGATGCTCTTGCAATCTTTGGGTTTGGTTTTTGTGCTCTCGATTAGAGATGTGATAATCAGTTAAAACTGCAGGTTCACCGTGATATTTATAGAGACGATAATACATATCACAATCCATAAGCATGGTCAGTTTCTCATCGAAAAACTCATTAAGACCATTTCTCATAGCAAGAATAGAAGGAGAACTTAAAGTGTTTACTCCTTCCAAAAGACGATCATTATATTGTGGTAGTTTTGGATTATAATGTGTTTGCCCATTATCAATAGTATGTGCAAACCCAGTTACTGCCCATAATATATCATTTTGAAATGCTTTGTCAAGTTCTTCTATTAAAGTTTTGGTTAAAATAAAATCATCCTGAAACATGACTTTGAGTATTTCTCCATCAGCATGTTCAAGAGCACAGTTTGTATTGACAGAAATAGAACCTAGATCGTTTTCATTTTTAATATAATTAATCTCAAAAAGATCTGCATATTCTTGACAAGCTTCTAGAACATCATCATTTTTGCTATGGTCAGAAATCCATACATTAAAGTCTTTACAAGTTTGTTGACTTAATGCGTGAAAAATTTCAAACAAATACTGTTTAGCTTTACCATGACTTTCATAACACGGTATACAAACACTTACTCTCATAGATCTAACAAAAGTTGATATGCTTCACAATTACCATGGCGCAATGCATCACGAATATCTCTACTAACGCTCTCATGAATAAACCATTCTTCCATAGTGCATCCATTATTTCTCAAATTTTCTCCAACTAAATCATATCCATGTTTAGAAAAAATTTCACGATGAGCATAGATATCCCCCCATCCACGATAGGCATCATGTTCGTAAGTAATAGCATTAAAGCTTAATTTATCTAGAGGAAACTTTTTAAGTGCTTCTAATGTAATATCAGGTGGTTCAAGATCAAATGAGAGATAATCCATATGTCTCGGAAGACCAAGAGTATCTGCTGCTTCAATATAATCAAACTCAAGTGCGTCAGTACAAAACAGTTGAGTATTAGGTCTCAATCCAGAAGTCCACATATCACAAAGTTCCTTTTCCAATTCAATAGAAAATCCTCTCCATCCATATTGCTCTTCAAGTAACCAAGTGTTGTTACCAATACAAGGTTGTGCTCCACCAACCTCAATAAAAGATCCGCTTTGTTTGGCATCATTAACAACAAGAGCAAAAATATCTTGCCACACTTGTGAATAATTTTTCTTCAAATCTTTCATTCCTTCTGGTTTTACCCTTAGGAATTCATAATCTTTTTGAATGTAATTGGTTTGATTAGATCCGTTGAGTGGCATGTTCTTTCACGTCCTGAATAATTTTTCTTGTTAATCTTGGAACAACATCATTGACGCCATGAAATTGTTTAGCAATCTCATAGTTCTCTTCAATAGCTGCTTGTCTACTATTATAGTAGTCTTCATCAATATAGTCAAAGATATTTTCTAAATCTTTAATATCACTGAAAGTGATAATACCGTCCATATTAAACCAATCACCAATGTTTGGACAACCATAATAGATAGGAATAGTTTTACTTGCAAAACAATCAATAATTTTTTCAGTAAAATAATTCTTTTGCTGAGAATTTTCTGCCGCAATATGAAACATTGCGGTTTCAAAAAAGTCGTTTCGTCTTTCGTGGAATGGTGGTGACTTATGCTGATAAATTTCTAGACCATTAACTTCATCTAGATTAGCAAGCACTTCATGAATTGCTAATCGTAGTTCATGTCCTGGAGCTTGACTTTTACTACTAGTTACAAAAGTAATATGTGGATTTTTATTGACCTTAAGATCTTTAAAATCTAACCACGAAGAACCCCATGGAAAAAGTTCTGCTGTTTTATATTTGTCTAAGATTGCTTGACCAAATGTATAGATCTTATCAAACGAATTGGCATTTCTTAGAGCACCTTCATTGACTGTGGGTGCGATAGCGTAAGGTTCCGCAAGAAACAAAATTCTATAATCAGCATCTGGATCAAAAGACAAGTTATCAATTGAAATGCTAACTGCAGTATTACCTAAATCAAGTCCCTTTTCTCCCCAAGGGTTCCACCATAGTGGAAATACGTTTGCCTTCATCTTATTTCTTGAAAATGATAATGGAATCCAAAAGTTTCTTTCTCGCTATCTGGCAAGGTTTCTTCTCTGGAAAATTTAGATGCAACTTCTACGGGTGCAAACTTACATCCGTTTGCTTCAAAAATATGCCTATTATGAACACAAATGTTGCCGTCTTCATTATATAGACCAGCATTCATATGCTTATAAAAATCTCCAACATTAACTTCCCAGGGGATTTCTACAGTGCTTGATAGTTCTAATAACTTTTTACTTCTAAGTGAAAACCCACCGTTACCAACACGTTGATTTTTACCCCAAGGATCTAGATATGCAGTCGGATCATCTCTCCATGGTGCCCCAATATAATCATACTGAAGCCAAGCATTATCCCATAACCATGGACGAATAACATATCCATCAGGGTGGATCAACAATGCATGAGATGTCTCTACATGTTTGCCAAGATTATAAATGCAGTAAAAATTAAAATCATTGATACTTTGAATTGGATATGTCAATTCAAAAGTTGCTTGATCACAAAGACCATCTGGTTTGCCTTTGCTGCCGAGAAACTTTACAGCACCCCATTCAATTTCTTCGCAGGATTTATTGACAGCATATACCGCATCAGGTATATCAATATCTGCCAACATCAATAATGTTACATCAGGAATTTTTAGCACGTTTCACAGCTCGATTAAATACTGAATACAAGTCTAGCAGATTATTGTCTAGATTTCTAGCTTGATCAAAAAGATACTCATTGTTTGTTAGAAGGGTTTTAGTAATTTCTGCATAATCATCAACCCAAAGAACAGGATAATCTTTGTACAGTTCCTGTAGATACGGAGTTCTTTTCATAATAGGAACTCTTTTTAAATAAAGAACTTCCCAGTTCCTATGACAATCTACACCATTTCCTTGAGGACAAATCATAAACTTATGATTTTGAATTTGTTTGCAATAGATATCGTAAGATACTCTGTTATCTACAGTTGCATACTTCAACTTTGCAAATTTTTCTCTAATATTACCACGTTCACTAATATTTGTATGCTCAGCGTGATTAATATAAAGAAGTTTTGTTGGATTTACATCACGCTCCATTGCTTTATGCAAAATAGCAATACGATTATCAGACGGATGAATAATACGCTGAACACCATATGGAAAAGGATGAACTTTGCCACTAAATCCAATGGCATTTACACCATAAATTGCCTTTACATTGTCGGGAATTTGATCATGAATATCTTTGCTGATCGGTGTATCTTCTAGATTAGTAAAAATGATAAAATTTGTGTTTGGAAACGCTGCACATGTTTCTAACATGTTATTGGTTTCAAGCAGTGCATCAACCCAACGCTGGTCTTCATCGTTAGTGCATTTAATTGATCTATTATAAAGTCGAATGTTATCGATAAAGACAGTCATCCATTTTTTATCCTTCACAAGTTCAACAAACTCTAGATTAGATGGATCTGCTTGTTTCATGAACGATCCAGGCACACGACCAATGCACCCAGATTGATCACCAAAAGAATAATCGCAGTGATTAGAAACTGCTACGCCTTCAATAATGTTCACTTGATATACTTTGCTAACTTATCTTTATTTTTAATGATGTACTCTGGGAAAGTATCATCAATAGGAACAACTTGTGGGGTGTAAAGATAATCTCTACCAAAAGGATCAATGCCCTTTTCAATACGTTCTTCCATACTGTCCCTAAATTGTGGAAGATTATTTTCCTGATGTTCATATGCATCCATTTTTGCACGAACAGTATCAGCATCACCAAAGAAACTCCAGTGCCAAGATCCATCTTCAACTTTCCATGCATCTTGATGCGACTGTCTGAGTTTATCTACACTCATAGTCTTTAGCATCTTCATGGTAGAAACTCTTGTCCCCATCCACTCCTTCTCGCACAGAAGATTTAGATAGTAATAATAAACTGGACCCTTGAGAACATAATGATTAATTGGATCAAACCATTCATCAATCGCTTTGATTGCTTCTGGATTGGCAATCTCATCAGCATCACTAGTCAAGATAATATCATCATCTTGTGCGTGATCTAACAAGGCATAGATTGCACTATCTTTATGAAAGCAAGCACGCTGATAGTGCAATGGAAGTTTATAGATATCATCTTCCATCATACTTCGATGATATGGTACACCTTCCCAGTATTTTTCTAAGGTCTCATTGTTATCATCTAAGACGTGGTGAATAATTTTATCTTGCCATTTCTTGAAGCGTTCTTTATTCTCTGCAAAGTATAATGGTTTTTTCTTTCCAGTGAAAGTAATCGTAGATTCATTGATAACAAAATAATCTACTATATCACCCAGGATATTCATCCTAAGTTCCAGTAGATCGAGTTCATTATAGAAGGTGAATGTATCAAAAATTTTCATAAAACATATTCAAGAATAAAATTCCTCTGATCTTCAGTATTTGTCCACTCACCAACTTGAAGATAATCATTTAACTTTAGTTGACAGACATTGATATCTGTACCTACAAGCATACTATAATTTAGATGCTCTGTCAACATTAGATCTGTACAATAAAAATTCTGCACATGTTCACTGCACAATGCAGCAGCAACACAAAATGTTCCTACACCAGAATTTGCTAAGTTTTTTGCCGACATTAGTGTTGCAAAATCTTCAGCAACAGATGAAGATTGTACTATTACCTTTGGGTTTTGTCTAAGAACTTCAACAATGGGATTGTTTTTGTCAGGTTCCGTAACGACAATTGCCCTTTCAAAATTGGAAAGTAATTTGTTGTAAAAATCAAGAGGATTAGGAGTATACTGATGCCCGTTAGGATGAACTTGGTCAAAAATATCTCCACTCCTAATGTGAATAACAACAGTATCGTCAGGT